CGCAGAGACCGTATTATCATCTACCCAGCCAGTAGGAAAGGTATCTGTCCCAGCCGACCAGTCAAGAAAATGCCCGTTTTCTATCAGATTAACAAATCCCTGCGTATTTAATAATGCGGATGTAGATAATTTTACTCCTTCTACTGTCCCATCTTTTAATTTAGAACCGTCAATATCAGCAGAAGCGTTAATCTGTTCATCAATAATATCATTAACCGCATTTGCCAATGCTGTATCATTTGCATATGCCTCTGTTCCTTTTGCGGTTGTGTGTGCCGTAAAAGTATAGTCTAAACTTGCTTTAGCCATTTTCCCCCCTATTCATCAAAATATTCTGGAGTAAATTTAACTCCTACATAATGAACCTTTATATCAGCCCAATCCTTGTTGTATAACTCTACTGCTATTTGTTTCCCGACCAACCTTTGTTCTAAACTTTTGTTGTAAAGTTGGATTTCGCTACCACCTCCCCACTCAAATTCATCCCAATTTACATCATCCCAAGCCGCACTAATAATACTTAAATGCTGTCTATCCTCAACTATGCGTTTGCCAAAATCTGTATCTAATGCTGTTCTTAAAGTAGTATTCTCTGAAGGCTCTGCCCGACAAAAGTATTTCCAGAATTGGTTAATTATATTAGCCCCCGCAGGAGCAAAGTATTTACTTTTATATGTCATCGTAATATCACCATCGCTGTCATCTGTTAAATCATAATCCCCATAATCCTCTCTTACTACATAGCCCGTAGCCGTTAATCCGCTATAAAGTTCCCTGCTACTTCCTTTTCCTCTAAACTCGCAGAAACACCTTACGCCATAATCAAAGACTGACCATCCGCCATTGATTAAATCAAAGACCAAAGTCCTGTTTGGAGCACTTCCACTTCCATAAGGATAAGAAAGATAATATTTATTGTTATGGACTTCCCCCACCGAAGTATCCGCATTTGTTCTATTTAATTTATATGTGTAAGAAGCACTGGTAAAGATTGGGTCAATGTCATTTTCGGTTAATGAGAAAGAGCCATATCCGTCAAAAGCATAAACGCCATCGGCAGAAAGATATATTAAAACAGGCTTTCCTTTTATCATCGCATTACAGATACTATGCCTTGCTATACAACCTTTGGTTGTTAAAGGGTCTCCCATCTGCCAGCCTGTCCTGTCTCCATCGGTCATAAATAATCTTACCGAATTTTGCTTAAATAAGACCAGATAACCAGATAAAACTCCAAATCCTGTTAAAAAGTCTCCCGTTGTTGAGCCAACGCTCCATTTCCAGTTGGTCGTGTCCCAACTCTCCATATTTCCCAAAGCAGAGCAGTAAAGATAAGAAGAATTGGGAGTATAGGCAAAGGCTCTATTTCTATGAATAATCACCGCCGCCATTGTAGCAGGTGGAGAACCGCCCATTGCCGATACCGAAGCCCCATCATAAGTCATTGGAGCATTTACTCCATTACAAATAAGGCAGATATTGCTTACATCATAGGTAGCAAAGTCAAATCTGCTATTTACGGTTAAGGTTTGACTTAAAGTTCCCCAAGCAGTTCCACTCCATAAGTAAAGGTCAGTATTACAACCAGCAAGGAAGTAGGATAGGTTGGGACTCTTATAGAACTTATAAAGCCCGTAAATGCCCTTTCCTGCCACTATCTCTGCTGAATTGAGATATTGCCTCCCATTTCTCTTGACTACCGCCCCTGTTTCGTCGCTATGGCAATTTAACCTCTCCGTTGCCTGATTATCCTTTACCAAGAAATCGGCACTCTTGATATTCAACCCACCAGAGAAATCCTTTAATTCCAAAATCTGGTCTTGCGTATCTAATGTATCAATCTCGTTTCCGTTCATTTTTATCCCTTAAATATGCCACTTAAAATAATCCTCATCTATTCTTAAATGCGGTCTAAAGTCAGGATTCTGCTTTATCTCCTGCTTCATTAAAGCAATACCGCCATAATAAGGACTATCTTCTCTTGTGCTTCCTTTATATTCAGTCCTATATTCCCTCGCCTGCGTAAACTTTCCCCTTTTCTGCTTTGCCTTCCATAGAGCATAGGTGACGATTAGTTCGTGATAAGGCTCTAACCCAGCATTAAGGCTAAAAGGTTCATTGGCATCGTCTTCCAAAACATTCGGTTTGGAGATATAGACCATCTTAAACCCATCACCAGTAGAAACAGCGGTGTCAGGTATAGGATTAAAGCCTAATTTCTGCCCTTCATCTGGGTCGGCATACCAGAAATATCTTGTCGGGTCGCCTGTGTTATCATCATCTCGCCAGCCCTCTCCAACATTTTTGTCTAACCAATCTGTAGTAGTTGCTTCTAATCTGACCCAATCCCTGTTCCCGTCATCATCAACACTTTTCTGCCAGACAATTCCTTCCTCTGGGTCAACCATTAAATAATTAGTCGCTCCCATCTCGGCTTTTGTATAACCTCTCTGGTCGGCAACTATACTCCATAAAGCATAAGACTTTAGGCAGAGAGTTTTTCTGACCATATCCAGACAGGCATTATTAAACCAGCGGACTTTTTCCGTATTCGTCACCGCTCCAGATGGAAACTCCGCATCAAATAAGTTTTTTAATTCTATCAATTCCATTTTATTCCTTTTTCTTTAGATACTCCATAAATTCTTCTACTGTTTTATTGTTCTTCTTATAATTACAACGCTCACAAGCAACACACAGATTTTCGTAATTATTAGTTCCACTACGAGATAAAGGAGTTTTATGCTCTAAATTATCTTTACCAATCTCAATAGGTTTCTTACAGTATTCACAAGTTAAAGTTCCATACTTTTTAATGTTATCTTCATAAATTAACTGAATAGTTTTAATGGTTAATTCGCCAGCATTCCTAAAATTGTATTTATATCGCTTTGCATATAATTTCTTATATTCTTTAGTATGAGAAAGCCCTGTTAGAAAATTACGTCTTTTATTTAATCCTAACTTATGTCTTTTCTCTAATGATTCCTTCAATATTTTCTCTTTATGTTTCTGATAATATCCTCTCATACCTTTAATACATTTTTCTCTATGAGATTGATACCATTCTATTGCTCTTCGTTTTATTTCCCCTATATTTTGCTTATAGTATTTTTTTCTCCTCTCTTTATACTGGGGTTCTCCTTTATGTTGAGAGTAATATTCTCTCATATACTTGTTATAATCCTCTCTATCGCTCTGTCTCATTTAATCACACGTAGATAAGGAGTATTCCCCCATCTAATTCGCTTACATAAAGCCCCTGTGTGTGTAGATTTCTTGGGAATACCATCTCTAAACCATCATTAGAATTCTCCGCTCTCTTGGCACAGATAACATTCCCGCTTTCCTTATCAAGTATTTTCATATTGTCATCTGTGGCAATATCCTTGTCCGAAGCGTCATCGCTTACCCATAAAATCGCCTGAATATTTACAGGGTGGGTAAAGATAGAGCCCGTTGAGTCAATCCATACTGGATTACAACTAACAATGTTTGCCATAATTTACCTCCTCCTTAATCGTTCTACATTTGCCGCATTTGGGTTGTCGGATTCTAACCTCCGCATAATCCCTTTCCACTCGGCAATTTTCCCTTTATTTTCCTTGTTCCAATTCATATGCTTGGCAATCATCCCAGGTGGACACATCTTCATCTCGCTATCCGTAGGCATTCCTACCTTAATGCTTTCTGCTAATTCCTGTGCTCGCCTATGTTCTTTATCCTTCTCCGTGCCACTACCAAATCTTTCCGGGCTTCTTGTCTCTATAACCTTTTTATCCCTATCAATGCTCTTCTTTACCTCTGCGGCATCAATCCTTCCTTCCTTCTTATATGTAGGATTTTGAGCAGCCCTTAAAAGAGCCTCATTATCCTTGATTTTTTCTTCAAGGTGTTTGCGAGCCGCAACCGTTAAATTCTTCCTATTCAGTTGAATCTTCGCCATCCTTACCTTTGCCTCTGGACTACCTTTCTCCTCCATAATCCTCCCTTTTTACTGAACCGTATCTAAAAGTTTCTTTACCTCTCCGAGAGTTTTGGTTGCTTTGAGTTGTCCGATGAGTTGTTGAACCTGCCTATCTCTTTGAGTAATCTGCTGGTTTATCTGGTTAAATCGTTGCTGTTGCTGTCTTACTAATAGTCGGTTAGTAGCATAAAGCCCTACATTTGCCAATGTAAGCATAATCACCAGAGAACAGAGAATAATTATAAATACTCCTCTTTCACCCATCATCCTCCTCTTTAAGGGGCTTGTTTTTTGATTGGCACAAGCCCCAAAAGCCTTAACCCTTTATTAGATTAACTTGTTGGAGAATTTGATAACAAGATGTAATATGGTGTATCCCCAACCAATATTCTTAAAGTTGCATCACAAGTAGGAGTTGTGTTTGTATCAAAGATGTTTCCAGGGTCATCAGAAAGACCTTTAATAATCCAAATATAACCACTATCTTCCCAACTGGCTGTAGCGGTGTCGTCGCCTGATACCTGCATCCATTGCATCGCTACTGGTGATGTAACTGTCCCGCTTGTCTGTGTAACAAGTTCTATCTCGTGAACTCCATAACTTCCTGTAGATAATGCGGCACCAGGTAATAGCATCTCAGTGCACAGTGCTGAACCCAATCCTGATACTGAACCTGCAGTGGCAATTACTGTATAAGCCTTCAAGGCATTAGCCCATCCACCTAAAGCGGCATTCGCATTAAGTTGGAAAAGAGCCCTTCCACCTGTAGCAGCAGGACCAGTCATAGTAGATGTATACACGAAAGGTGCTACTGCTCCCGTAGAGTCACTTGTAGCGTTGATTGCTAATACTTCCCCAGTCCCTAATGTATTTGTTATATTAGCCGATGTTGTAACATCCCCAGTTGCTCCTAAAGTTGTAAAAGCACCAGCAGCAGGAGTTGAGCCTCCAATCGCAGAACTATCAATAGTTGAACCAGCCAGAGTAAGAATCGCAGGAACATCAGCGTCAACTAAAGCCCTGAAACTCGGGTCTGCACCAGCCGCACCACAAAGTATCTCATTAGCACCGCCGACTGTTAGAATTGTAACCGCAGTCGTTCCAGAACCAACAAAGACACAATGGTCGGTTAAAGCAGATACGCCAGTTCCACCAGCGGCTACAGTTAAGTCGCCAGTTGACGAATCAAAAGCCGCAAGAGCCACAGGGTCAGTTGTGCCATCACCAACGACTATTGAGCCATCGGCTAATACAGCCAACGCTGTAATTGCTCCTGTGCCTGAACCAAGAAGTATTCCTCCATCAGTAAAGGTGCCCGCTCCTGTTCCGCCATCAGCAACTACTAAATCCGTGATACCTGTAATTGTTCCAGCCGTTATATCCGCTTGGTCTAAATAAGCAACTCCGTCAATGTATAGGTCTTTGAACTCATAACCAGTCATACCCAAATCATAGGAGTCGTCTTTGCCTGGTATAAGGTCATTGCTACTATCTGCCCTTAAAATACTGACATTGTTAGTCGTATCCCAGCCAAAAGTGGCAGTATCCCCCTGTTCGGCAAGAAGATAGCCTCCCACCATAAGAGTAAGGGCAAATATAGCACCTATAAAACCGTAAAATATCTTTTGTAATTTGTTCATTTTATTCACCTCCTTTATTTTTTGGGTCTGGTGGGGCGAGGATTCCCCCGCCCCGATTATTGCATAGGATTCCCTACTCAATCCAGCCTAACTCAACTTACTAATTGACCGTAAATCCAACGCCAGTCAGTCCAGCCATAAGAATATCTCGTGTATGCAGAAAACTTCTTGATAAAGGTGTCAAAATCCTTATCCTGACCGAACTCTAAAGGAATACGGTTGTGCCACATTAAAAACATCTTCATCAGACGGCTATCACACATCCACCAGTTGTTGCTATCAGACAAGAAGTCAAGTATTACCAATTTATACTTTCCCTCAAGGAAGTTTCTGTTGTTTAGTTCAACATCTACTTTTCCCCTTGTATTGATAATCTCCCAAGCCGTTTCCTCTAAATTACGAGGAATAATGAGAGTATCTGGCTGAACAAGCATTTTCTCGCCCCTGTCATCTCTGAAATCCGCCATTAAAAGCCTTGTGGCTTCAACAGCGGTAGCAGAGAGAGCCGTTACCCCTTCATTATTCTGTGTAGAAACTCCAGGAGCATTTGAAGGATGAGCGTCATCACAAAGAGGTTTCGCATCAAGGTCAGAAGGAGCAGTCGTGAACGCTTCGTTGAATATACTTGCTCCGTGCTTCTCTTTAGTCCTGGCGGCAGCCATTCCCATAGCCTGAGGTCTCCGATTCATAATGTTGTAGAGGTCATCGTCCCATAAAGCCCTTTGAATCTTAAACCCTTTAGCCCATTCGGTATGAGTAAAAGTAATGTCATATCCTTGATAGAGGTCGTCATAAGCAATAGTTCCGCTGGTTGTGAAATCCTCAAAGTCGCCGAATCCGCCAACTGAACTATACTTCTCGTTGTATTTCTTGGACTTTACGACATTAAAAACTACATCTACCATACTGGGAACAGCCTTGTATTCATCAGTGAAGATTTTTCTAAATCCCGGTTCAAGCAAATCGCCAAAATTACTTTCTGTTGCAAGCATTTATATCACCTCCTTTCTTTTTTATTTTTCCTTCGCCAGAGGAGAAGGATTTTTTATTCAACCCAAATACTTCCAGGGAAGAAACAAATTGCTGCGTAGAAATGAACATTATGGCTGTCCAAATCTGTTAAATCTGCGTGGTCTCCTGCTCTTAAAGGTGTCATATCTGGAATTCCATCATACCCAATGTAGTTATCTAAAATCGTTACTGGAAGACCATCAGTCCCAGATGTGCCACCGCCACTATCCAAATCGTTGCTGTCTATCTTCCTTCCGCTATCTCCCAAAACAATCATATAAGGACCTTTGGGATAAATCAGATGGAATCTGGAAGTAGTAGTAATGGCAGTTGTGCAGGCGTCATCAAGAGTTACCGTGCAAGTAGTTGAAGAAACCGCAGAACTCTTAATTAAATTCAATTCCCCTGCCCCTGGGTCAACGATACGATAGACATAACCACCACCCAAGTTCGGATGTCCTAAACCGCTTGTGCAACTAAAGGTTAAACTTGGTGCGCTATAACCCGCTGGGGTAATCCCCGTTCCCGTTATATCATATTCCACATAATAAACGGCGAAAGGATTTCTGATGACCTCAATAGTCTCTACGGTGTGCAATTGTAAAGTCCCGGTTGTGACCTTTGCCTCGTTGCACATACCAACAAAGTTGACATTTACAGCAGTCGCAGGCTTAACCAAACTTATATCTGTTCCGTCAGTAGAGCCAGCAGCTACACCGGCGCCAACATAGTAAGTTCCAGCAACACACTCCATCTTCTCAACTATCGTAGGTGCTCCCGAATAATCTTTTGCTAATCTCATATTCTATCACCTCCCTTCTTTTAATAATTTTTACTTCCGCACTGAGGGCAACCTGCGCTGACAGTGGGGTCTCCATCGCTAATACTTATTCCATCACCCTCTCCTCTGGCACATTTATCCGTATCAACGACAAAACCACACTGTCGGCAATAAACAAAGTTGCTCTCTTCACCAAACACCTTGCCCCGTCTTGCTGACGGCGTTGGGTGTATGTTTTTGAAATTCCCCATTTTATTCTATTGGTCTATTTACCTTATTTTTAGCGTATTCTTCAGGAGATAAGCCCTGTTTCTCGGCAGTTGCCCTTTCTTCGGCAGACAATTTAACCTTCAGACCCTTATTTTGACCTTCCCCGATGATAATCTCGGTGCTTCCTATAACCTTTCGTTCTTCTTCTATCTCTTTCCTCGTTTTGTCGGCTATAGTCTTATCGTGGTCTCCCAGCCCTTCGGTAAATATCTTTCCATAGGCAAGCCCTACGGGGTCATCGGCATAGAAAAGAGAGGGATTTTTCTTTAAGATGTCCCATATCTCCTTTCTTTTTGCCTTGACTGCCTCTCCCTTGCTATTTATCTGCTCATTGACCAACCTTGTCCCTTCCTGTATAGCCCTTGTCCTGCTTCCAAATGCCTGCTCTTTCCGCATATACTTATGGTAGGCTGTTGGGTCTTCTATAATCAACTGTTCAAGTTCTTCCTCCGTCTTTGGCTTAAAGGCTTCAGGAGATAGTCTCTCTGCTTTCTCTCTCTCTTTTCTTTCTGCTTCATCTGTCTTATCCTGTAAATCTTTTTCTCTTTGGGTAAGAGTTTCCTCTTTATCTTTATATCCCCGCCATTTCTTTACTTCGGACAAAGGGACTTTCTCCCCATCTATCTCTAAAGTAGGTTCTTCTCCAACCTCTTCAGGGATAGGATTACCTTCGGTGTCAAGGATTGGATTTCCTTCCCCATCCACTTTCCACTCTTGCTCTGCCATTTTTCTACCCTCCTTATTCTGGTATCAGCCTAATTGCCGATTTACCAAATATTGCTGGTATGTGAGGGTTCTATTTCTTACCTCGTCTTACAAAATCCATAATACTGCCCTTCGGCTTAATAATTGAAGAAGGTCTGGGCATATTTAATGCCTTAACCATATCTTTAGCCTTCTCCAGCATATACAACGCTATTATTTCATTTTTAATAACTCCTCTAATCGCTATATTCCCAGTTTTAGGATTAAACTTAATCCCAATCTCAACTTCTTCTGGGACTTTCCCCTCTTCCTCTTTTTTCTCCTCACTCATTTTCTTTTAATCCTTTCTTTGCCGTTAAAAAGTCTTTGGGAATTTCTAAAATCAATTCATCTTCCCTTATTCTTGCCTGTATTCCCTTTAAGTCTTCTTCCTTACAGGTCGTTAATCCCTTCAGGTAGCCCCTATATCGCTTCTTTATCTCCTCAACGATAAGTTGCCATCCAGATGAATTGACTAACGCCTCTATTTTGTCAGCCTCATCCTCTATCTTTGCCTTTCTTAATTCTTCTTCTTTCTCCATTTATCTTGGAATTATCGGAAAATTCTCCCCCATAGACGGTTGAGGCGGTGTTTTAGGCAACATCTTTTTTATCATCTTTGCCATCGCCTCATTCTCTTTCTTCGCTCTTTCCTGCACCTTCATCATCTGTTCAGGAGTCGTCGGATAATACTCGTCCAATTTCTCCCCTATCGTCTTTTTGCCCAAAGTAGTAAATAAATCTTGGGTAAGTTCCTTCATCAATGCGGGTTGCTGCTGTATAAAGGGAAGTTTCATCGCTATATCAAAGAACATTAACGCCTTCCTTTCCTCTAATTCTTGGCTGATAACCGTCTTTGCCTGTGGGATATAGTCAAAATTCCCCGCTATATGCTCTCTACTAACCTTTCCTGTAAAGGGAACTTCCCCTTCCTCGCCCATAACCATTTTTTGAAATTCCACCTCACTTGGCATATATTGCTGTAAAAGTGCCGTGCCTTGCTGTAAAACCTCTACATATCCCATAAGAAAATTCTTCAGGATAAGGTCAAACCATTTATTACTTTCGCCAATCAAAGCCATCACCTCACTTGCGGTTGTCTGTCCCTTTCGGGTTGAACTCCGCCTACCAGAAGTAAAATCGGTCACCTTCGTCACCCTCTCAAAATACATTCGGCAGACAGTAAGTAGATTAAAGGAACTCGGATGAAGGTCGCCCAATTCAAAAGCCTGGATATCGTTCATATCATCAACTTCAATATTTGCTCCCGGGTGAAGTTTCACCTCTATATGTTTCCCCTTCAGGCTCTTTGTCATCTTGCTATTCACCAGAGAGCCGTTATCTATCATCTGATTAAAGACCGTATTTTCCGTGTTATGAATATGGGTCAGCATTTCACATAATCCCAGACCATAGATACTCCCCTTTTTAGGAATAAAGACAGGCATAACAAATGGTCTCTTATTATGAAAATATGGAAAGAGCGTTGACCTTAAAAGTATTTCCTCCTCTTTCAAAATAGTAAAGACAACATTTTCCTCTAATCCATCGCCATCGGCATCAAATCTTCCCCAATATTCATATAATTCAAATTGCTTATTCGCATCAGCCTTTTTCTCTTTTATCTTATCAAGGAGCACATCAACATTTATAAATATTCCTTCCTTCTCCTTCCGCTTAATCTCATCAAGAGAAAGGCGGTAAATCCTACAATTAAAACGGCTATCGGGATATTGAAGGCTTTTGCTACTCTTTGGAACAATAAAGTCCTCCAGTTCAATCTTCTCTACCTTTGGACCGATATAACCACTCTGCGTTTTCTCCTCTATCTTCCCATTTCGGGTCTCTTTCCCTTCCTTATTCTTCTCTTTCCCCCACTCTCTTACCCTGTTTTTCTCATTTGCCCACTTCTCTATTACCACGCCACTGCCAAATTTCACTATATCCAGAATCCATAATGAAGACACTGGCACTAAAGGCATCTCTTGAGACAGATAATCCCAATAACTTTCAACCGCAGAGGCTTTCTCCATATCTTCGCTACCTCTCCCTTTAATCCGCACATAGGGACGAATAGGAAAGACCGTGTTGACTATTCTTGACCAAGTATCATTAACCGCTTCCATCGTCATAGAGGAGTTTACATTAGAGCAGTTTTTCCAAGGGAAGTTTTTAACGCCTAAATCTCCCAAATATTGCTCCGTTTCCCACTTTTTCCAGTTGCTCTCCTCCTCTGACCGTTCAGAAAGAGCATTATTTATATCCTTGATTGCCTGATTAACCGCATCCTTCTGCTCGTCTTCAGAAAGTTTTATAGCCAGCCCATCACTCTCAATCTTTGCCATTATTTTTCCTTGTTAAAACTTAAATCCCGCTCTTTAGATACCAAATTAAAGCCAGAATCGTGAAAATGTAGCCCTTGCCTCTCCAATTCTTTCTTTATTACATCATCAAGCGCCCTATTTATATCGCCTTCCTCATCAATCCTATATTTAATCTCTATCTTCTCCATTTTAGCCCTTATTCTACTGCCGTCTTTTTATAGGGTGATGTAGGCAAACCCATTTTATCTATCTCCATAGTATAAGAAGTCCTTGTCCCCTTCTTATCACTTTCTTGGGATATTCTCCGCAATTTCCCTTGAATAGTAATGTTAAGTTTCTTACCTATTTCACCCTTTTTAAGCCCTTTAAGTTGCTTATCATTAAAATAAAACTCTGGCTTATAGGGTGCTTCTTCTACCACTTCAGGTCTTTTCTTCCCCTTAATCTTCCTTAATTTATTTTTCATTAGCCTATAATTGCCTTTCCTGATGAACTTCGTTTGTAAGGAACTCCAATCGGGCCCCTGCCTTTTCCTCTGCCAAGCCCCCTACCTTTACCCTTACTCCTTATCTTCTGCCCGCTTAATCCCGCCTTGTATCCTGCGGGTGTCCCTGCTTTCGCCTTACTCTTTTTAGTTTTCTTCTTCATCCCATATTCCCCCTTAAACATTCCCGCACATCTTCCAACTACCGCCTTATGGCTTAATTCTGGGTGCTCCTTTGCGACAGTAGGAATACATCTGCTTAAATAATCCTTCATCTCTTCGCCTTTCTTAACCGTTGGCACCAGTCCTCCTTTTAATATCCCGTATGTTTATTCCTATACTCTGGTTCTTCTACCCGCCTTCGCCTCTCTATGTATTCCCTGTGGCTCAACTTCACGGTAGGCAGATACTTTAATATAGTCCAGAGCCCGTAGATAATCGCATCTGCCCTATCTGGAGACCTACCCAACCTCTTTTTAATCTCCTCCTTGTTCTCTATCTTGATTTTGCCACTGCTGGTGAAGGAATATCGGATAGAAGATAATTGTCCTATCAGGACATCATCATCGGGGAGACAAACCTTTCTATCTTTGATAAGGTCGGCTACTCTCCACCAAATTTGAGCCCGTAGGTTGAGAAACTTCGCCAGACTATTCGGCTCATCTATCGGCTTTTCTCGGCTATCTATAGGACAAACTACTTGATAATGGCTATCCTGTATCATCTCCCGTAGCATATCCACCACCCCTGCCCCCTCTCCTATCACATCAGAGGCAATCAAATAGGCGTCATACTGGTTTTTAAGAGCCAGCAGTTTCCCTGCGGTCTCGGTAGTGCTTCTATGGGAGTAAAAATCGGTAAATATGACCTTATTCCCTTCAAAGACATAGATAACCGTCTCATCATCACCTTCTCGGGCTACATCACAGGAGACAATCTTGGCTATGTCGTTCATAGGGAGTTTCAGGTTGACGCAGGCTTTTACATCTGCGGAGGTCAAGACAAGGTCTATCCCCTCTATCTCGTCCCAATTTCCGTAGAGATATGCTTGTAATAGTTCAGGTCTATGCCTAAATGCGTCCTTTAGTCTTTCAATATATTCTGTGGAGAGATAAGGATTGTCGGTAGGTAATGCTGGGATAAACTTTTTCCCGTCGCCGGGAGCAGAGATAAACTCATCTTTTAGCCAGCATATCTTTGGATTCGCCGTCAGAAGTAGTTTAGAAGCCACATCCTTGCCTAATATCGGTCTTCCTAATGATCCCCTAATCATAGATATATCATCTCGGCTCACTTCCTCTGCCTGGTCAATGCCAGCAAAGGCATATTTCGCAGAATTGAACTTTTGGACTGCTTCTGTATCATCAAACCCGCCATACTGAATTTTAGCCCTGCCTTCTATCACGATTTCCTTCTCTTGAGAACGAATGATATAGTTCTGTTCCGGTATAAACTCTTTCCAGACCTCCAAAGTCGTGTCTGTAAAGTCAACGCCTCTCTTCCTACCCAGAAAGCCAACAGGCACCGGGTATTTCCTGCTTTCAAGTTTCAAATCCTTAATCAACTGCTTCGCCTTTAAGTATGCCCAGAGACAAAGGAAGACAGACTTACCTCCGCCTTTTGCCCCTCCATAGAGCAATTCTCGCACATCTGGCTTCTCTAAAGTCTCAAGTGCCTCTGTCTGCTTCACCGATAAATCAATCTTTACCTTCTCCGCCATTTTTGCGTCGTATAATGTAATATTATGTCAACTAACCCGAAGCCTGTTTATTTATAAGGTTCTTCAGCCTACCAACTTTCAACTTTCCTAACTCGCAGAAAAACCAGCCCAAATCTCCAATAATTCAAACAGTTGACCTTCCCCAAGTATTCCATACGCACTTTTCTCGCTTTCCCTAAATTCAGGCAATTTTGGCTACTCTATGACATAGATAGCCGTATATTCTTCTGCTCATTTCTTCTTCTCCCCGCCATAATGCTTCACTATTTGAACCTCTACTGGTTGCCCGCCCTCTCCTGTCATCTCCAATCGCTTCTTCTCGGAGAAATGCTGAGGCTCGGTAATGGAGAGTAAATACTTTGACGGTCTCCAGTCCTTTTCAATCGCCCAATCCCCTATATTCTCAAGGTGTTTCTTAATAAATGCTTCTCGTGCGCAGGTAAAGGCTTCGACTATATCTAAATTACCTCTTTTCTTATTCGCATACTTATTAGCCGATAAACTATCCTGCTTTAGTCCTAATACTTCCTCTATCTTCCTTTGAGGATAGCCTAATGAGGCATATTCCTTTATCTTTTCTAATATCTCTGGTGTGAATACTGTTCTTGTCTTCTTCTTTCGTTTTACTATCTTCTTTCCCATATTCTATTCTCTTATGTTTGTTCTTCTTTTCTTATACCCTTCATATACTATAGGGAAATATCTGCCTTTTTTTTGACACATTTCAGGCTTGCCCTTATCTTTTTTATCCCTCTATAGTAATTCCTATCCTTTATCCCTATCCGTAGTCCCTTATAAACCGCTTCCTTTTGCTTATCCGATACATTGCCCTTCCTGATATAGTAGTAGAGTTTCTGACGGGCATTTAATAGCCTTCTTTCTTTATCTATGGCAACTCTAAAGTCATCTACGGGGATTTCTATTTCTTCGGTGGATATTTCTGAAAAGAATATCTGGTAGTAGGTCTGTTCAAAGAGGCAGTCTGGGCAAAACTTTATGCTGTCTAATGGGATATGCTTACGCCTCTGGAGATAATACTTTCTATGACATCTACGGCATCTTCTTTCTATTACATTTCTCTTATCCATATAAAAAGGCGGTTCAAGGCAAAGTTTCCTTTATCTCAAACCGCCAGCGTTAGGCTCGTCTTAAAGACGGCTCACTTGGTGGCTATTTCAGAGTAATTAAGTCAGTATTTTATTGTTTATATCTCAAATTAACTTTTCCATAATACTTTCATCGGGATTTCACCAAATTTTGATTCAAGATAATGAATTGCATTACAAGGTCTGCAAAGCATTTCCAAATCATCTACTTTTCTTTTATCGTGAATAATCTCCCCAATAAAACGACTATATCCTTTTTCCTGTATTTCTTTTCCACCACCACCCTTTTTATGATTAACTTCTAAAAATCTTATGTCATTACAACCACATCTTGCACACTTTGGATTTATAGAACCATATATTTTGAAGAAAATTTTCTTTTTCAATAATATTTGTTGATTATTTTTTCTTTTTTCTTCATTTTCTTTATTGGCACGCCATTTGGCACGGTATTCTTTAATTTCTCTTATCCTTTTTTCTGAACTA